GCCTTGGTTCTGCAGCAGTTGGACCTTGATCTGGTTGGCCAAGGTTTTCTCGTTGCGAGCGTCCAAGCCAAACTCTTTGGCGGCTTCTTTGGCGGCGTCGTCGATGCGCTTGGCGCCTTCCTGACCCGTCTTGTACTTGTCCAGCTTGAACGAGCGGTCCATATCCAGCTTCTTCTGAGCCAGCTCCACACCCTGCTTGGTGAGCTCAAACTGCTGGGTGGCGCGCTCTTTGTTCAGATCGTCAAGGCGAGCAGCGCCAGCGGCGCCAGCGGCAAATGAGCCGCGGCCGCGAGAACCCGAACGGCTGATCTCGCCGAGGTATTCCATCAGGCCAGCGTAGCCTTGCTTGGGGGCCAGCGCCTGCTTGCGTTTTTCCATCTCATCCATCAAGCGGTCGATCTGGGTAGTATCCGCACGGCCTACGGCCCTCTCAAATCGGCCTTCTTCCGCGGCGCGCTCGTCGTCGCGTTTTGCAGTTAGCGTGCGCTTGAGGTAGTCGTCGTAGGCAGCTTGCGTGCTGCCAGCCGGAGCGACTGCAGGGGTAGCGGCAGGTGCGGCTTTTTGGGTAGCCAGCTGCTGGAGATCGCGAACAGGGGCGCGGGGTGGCGCCACAGGAGCTGGAGCCGACGCATCGGCAGCGGGGGGGTTCACAATGCCGCGCCCTGCGCCGGCCGCAGTTGCTGGAGCCGGAGCTTCGTCTCTGCTCAAACCGTACCCGGGGGCGCTAACCAGTGTTTTCAAGGCATTTGCAATGCCGCCGGACAGAGAGCTACCCAGCCGAGACATCTGCTCACCGTATGGCATTGTGGAGCCATTGTTCTCCCGGACACGCTCCTCACGCTCGGCACGCTCGGCTTCCTCGCGTTCGCGGTTCTCGTCGTTCATCGCATCGTACCGGGTGCGGTACTTGGGTACGTCGCTGCGATCCTCCCCATTGAATGCAACAATGCCGCCACCCGCCATTTCAAACTCGGCTGGAAGCTGGTCGATACCCGCTGCCTGAGCTTGTGGCTGAGCTTGTGGCGCAGCCTGCATCTTTTGCGCAGCCTGTTGCTGCAAGGTTTCCAACACGGTGGGGGGCTCGCCCTGCGGGCCGCTCATTTGCTGAAGCTGGTCCATGGCTTTTTGCTTCTCGAAAGCGTCGTCTACGTTGGTCACGATCTGCAAAGCAAGCATCTTCTGCAGGTCCGGCGGCATGCCGGGTTTGGCTTTTTGCTCCTGCTGGATGCGTTGCTGCAGTGCTACGGGGTTGCCCGTGTATAGCGATGCGATGCCTTGGGCGCTGGGTTGTTGCATGATGCGTCCTTATTTGACTGGCGTAGTGGCAGGTTTTTGACCGAGAGTCTGTAGCAACTTATCCACAGTCGCTGCAGCGTTAGAGAACTGCGTCAGGTTGTCGGTTGGCGCTTGGTTGTAGGTTTGAGCCGCCAACGGCAAACCACTGAGCAATGACTGCTGGAATTGCACCATCTTATACGGGTTGAGGCGGGCCTCCTCGAACTGGTCGCGCTGGGCTTTAATGGCCTCGGACTCAAGACCGCGCTGAGTGCCGCCTTGTTGGGCCAACAGGTCAACCAGAGTTTTGGCTTGCTGCTGCTCGGTGTTGAACTGCTGCAGGCCCTTGTCGTACGCATTGGCGTAGGCGTTTGCGATCGTCTTGTTTTGCTCTTGGCCAAGGTTGCGGGCGTTCTCGGATTCCATGATGGCCTGACGACCACCACCAAAAGCGCCGGACTTGGTGAAGCTGCCCAGACCCGAGAGGTTGTTGATCTGCGCTTGACGACGCTGCTCTTCCAGCTGGGGATTGAGCACGGCCGACAGGTACGGGTTCATGTACGAGGAGGCAATGCCACCACCGCCGGCAGGCTGACCGCCTTCACCGATCGTAGGGGCTGTGGACGAGCTGAAAGTCGCGCCGAGGTTGGTCGGAAACGCTGTGCTTTCTAAGCCAGAGAAGGTTTTTGCCTGCAGTGCCGATGGGCCAGCCGTCAGGGGGCCGCCGTACTGTTCGTAGGGCATTTCCGACAGGGCTTGCCCCTTGCCGAGCATGTTGGTGACGTAGTCGCCAGCCCAGTTGGACAAGCTGGACTCGGTGCCCGTGGTGCCAGCAGGGATGGTTGTGGTGCCGCCCGTAGCGTAGCCGGGGACAGAGCCGCCGGGCATGAACTTGCTTGGGTTGATTTGCTTGCCCTGTTCAGTCGAACCGGTGCGAGCTTTGCGGATTTTGGCCATCATGTCGTACAGCTTTTGTGCGCCGCCGGCAGCCTGAACTTGTGCTTTAGTCAAACGAGCCTCCTCGTTGGCCACGCGGGCAGGTTGACGCCCGTCGATGGTGGTTTTAATGGAATCGCTCATGCCGTCGCCTTTGCCCTTGATGGGTGTGGCGCCGTAGCGTTGCGACAGTAATTTCAGACCAGCTTCGCTGCTGCCGTTGCCCAGATGAGACACGACATCAGCAGGGATCACAAACCCGCCGGACTGCAGGGCACCACCCTTTGCCATCGCGGCTGTCGCAGGAGCGGCGCTGTTTGGGTTGATTGTCTGGCCAGCTGCGTTTTGGAACAGCACATTGCCGCTGAGCTTTTGGCCGGGGCCGGGAGCCTGACGAGTCGCCGTGTACTTGGGAATCGTCCCTTGATAGCCAGCGGGGTGTGTTTGGTTGTTCGACTTTGTGGCGCCGTACAGCCCTGCCAGCATAGGGGCCAACTTTGTGTAATCAACGGCGCCATTGGTCGAAACCAGACCTTTTAGCCCAGACAGTAATTTGTCAGTAGCGCTGGGCGCAGACGTGCCCCCCGAAGTACCGCCCATGCCTGCGCCAGCGGAGTTCAAAATTTCGGAGCCCGTGTCGTTGATTTGGTCAGTAGCCGGGGTAGAGCCGATCACGTTTCCATCTTTGTCCGTGATAATTGTGCTGCCATCGTCGAAAGTCTGGGTGTATTGCGCGGAGGCCTCATCCCATTGCGGTGGCGGCTCACCGGAGTTAGTGGTGTTCATCCAATCAGGGAGCTCTTCCCCGCCGGTGCTCATGTAATCGTTAGCGGCAGCGTCCCACGCATCCCAATCAAATTCGTCCATATCAGCCTCTCAAAATTTTGATAAGGTCTTGCACGCTGCCGCCATCGGCAAATTGCAGTTCTGACCCAAATAGGTCGCCAAATCCCAGCTCTTCAAAGGATTTTACTTCGGCAGGGGCAACTTGAACAGGCTGCTGTGCTGCTTGCTGACCGCCCGATTGCGCCATCATAAGCATGTTCATCAAGTCTTGGCGCCCGGCTTGGTTCTGGGCCTGCACAGTGGCGGCTTCTTGCGCTTGCTGTTGGGCTGCAGCTTGCTTGGCGAGCTCGGCCGCGGTCTGCACTTGCGCTTGCTTCTGGGCGGTGGCTTGCGCGGCAGCCTGCTTCTGCGCGTTTGTCTGGAACTGCTTGAACAAATTCCCAAAGTTAACGCCCTGTTGCTCAATTTTGGTACCCAGCTCTTCGCCTTGGTCCCCAATAAGGGCTCGCAGCTCGTCCTCTGTGTAGCCTAGCTGCTCCAGCATATCGTCTTTGGTGGTACCGAGCTCATCGGCCAAATCCGAAACGCTATCCTGAACGCCGCCCAGTTGCGCGCCAAACTCAGCGCCTTGTGCTTCGATCTGTGCAGCCAGCTCAGCCTCGGTCATGCCCAGCTGTTCAAGCAAGTCATCTTTGGTCGTGCCCAGCTCGTCCGCCAAGTTAGCCACGTCGTCTTGGACGCCGCCGAGCTGCTCTGTGAAATCTTCCCCTTGGGCGTCAATTTGCGCTTTCAGTTCGTCCTCGGTCATGCCCAGCTGTTCGAGCATATCCGCATCGTTGCCGCCCTCCATCTCTTGCAGCTGTTCGTAGAGCGAGTTATACCGGGCGGTGTCCAGATTCTCCTCGGCGCGGGTACCCAGCTCGTCTTCTGCGTACTGGCCCATTAAGGCGTTAATGTCGTCTTGGGTGGGGTTCTTCAGGCCGAGTTGCTCGTAGATGCCCCGAGCTTCTTCTTCAGTGATCTGGTTTTGGTCAACGTACTGGCCCAGCTCGTCGAGGACGCCTTCGGAAGTGACGTCAGCGCCTTGGCGCATGAACTGCTGCAGCTCGTCTTCGCTCGGCGTATAGCCAAGGTCTTGGAAGAACTTTTCCGCCTCGTCGCGGTCAATCGTACGGGTGCTGGCGTACTCTCCGAGCTGCGACTCAATGTCGCTTTGCAAAACGTCGGCGCCTTGTTTGGCGAACTGCGCGACCTCGTCGTCTGTTGGGGTATATCCCAAGCTAGTCAGGTACTGGCGAGCCTCATCCTCGGTCACGGAGTGCTGGCCGATGTAGTCTTGCGCGGAAGCCTTGGATGCCTCTTCCGACATTTGACCGGCAAACTGCTGAGCCTCCTCGTCGGTTGGATTTTGGTACCCGAGAGCCTGCATAATCCCGCGGGCTTCGTCAACGTCGACTGTGATTTGGTCTTTAAGTGTATTGAGGCCTGTTTGAATGGCGGAGTTAATGGCCGCCTGAGAAGGGTCTCTTCCCGTTAGCTCTGCTGCAACCGCGGAATTTACAGCGCGCTGAGCGGCGGGTGGAAGATCCGCAAACCCGGGAATGTCCCGCGTAATGGCCGCAGTTCCGGCCGACAGGCCGCCATCAACCAGAGCCTGCAACGGGTCTTTACCTTGTGCGGCAGCAAGGCCAGCGCCAGACACAACTTTCCCAGCGGAATCGGCCAGCGCTTTATCCATGCCAGCGTCAACAAACGATTGCGCAGCGGCCCCGGCCAACTCTTTCCCAACTACAGGGATGGCCGCAGCGATAACCGCAGCTTTAACATCGCCCCCGTTAAGCGCCGTGTTAATAGCTGCCTGACCGACTAGGGTGGCAGCGGTCCCGGAAAGGCCCATGGCCGTGCCCAAGGCAGTGCCCGCACCGGGGGCCATGACGGATAGCGCCACCATTGCAAGCTTCTTGGGGTCCTCAATAATCGCCTCAATCGTGTTGCCGATCGGCCGAATAACGGCTCTGTCAAATCGCCGCAGTTGTTTTCTTGCCCATCCCATTACAGTCTCACTTTCGCTTCGTAGTGATCACGATTGCGTTTTATGTCAACCTTGTGCTTTTTGGCAATAATCTGGGTGAACAAATCAGAAATCTTTGGGTTTTCATACGGTGTAGTTGCGGTTTTGTAACCCAATTTTTTAGCCATGTCGAAGAACCGCAGGACGTTAGCCGCAAGGTTTTGTGGGGTATCCGCATTGAAGCAATGGTACTCCACATCATCGTCGCCATCAGAGTTAGAAAACACAATCAGCGTATCGCCCGACTGGACAACTTCGGCTTGGTTTTCTTGCAGTTGCTCATTTATAAGCGCCCGTAGGTGCCCCGCCTGAGTGCCGGGCTTATGGTTTCGCTTTGCGTCAATTTCAAGGATTTCGTCGGGGGTCATGTGGGCTCCTTACTGCGTCAGGTCCCAAAAGGCAATGGTACCGTAACATTCCCCTTGAGGGGTGGCGGAATCAAGCGTGCGGATAGCCAGAGTCAGCACATCGCTAACACCGGTCAGAGACGTCCCCAGCTGAAGCGCCCAGTTGTAACCGGCAGGATCAACCAAAGGCGCTTTGCCACCGCTGCCAGAGGCGTCCAAGTAGTCCGTCTGGACCAAAGTTCCGCCCGTCATGGCTGTGGCCGAGGTGTCCATTTGGACATTGGCATCTGTTGGAACAGAAGACCACGACGCACCCGTGAGCGATGCGTTGACGAAAAGTGCCACTTCATAAGTTTGGCTGGCGATCGGCACCACTTGCATCCGCCCCGGAATAACCACGGCACCAAGCGCAGAGGAGTCCAGTCGAATGGACACAACAGGCAAGAAGGTCGTTTGAATGTTGGCCAGCTTGGTTGTGCGTCGGGCCAAGTGGCTTGGGGAGTACTGCTCGTATCCACCCTCGGAGACCACGTTGGAGCAAATCTGCTTCATGCTTGCCGTGACAAGGTTGGACAGGTTCTTGATCTCGTAGCGCACGGGCAGGATGGCCGTGGTCATGTAGACCGAGCCGATCTCGTTGGCGTTGTTGAATGTGTGGCAAACAATGTACTGGCCGTTGATCACGAATCCAGTACGCACAGAGCCTACGCCCAGCCACTCAAAGTCGCACCAGAAAATCTGCGACTTGCTGGGGTCAAGGGTAATCCCTGATGCGCCAGTACCATCCAGCTTGTCTCCGTTCCAGCTGGCCTGCGGGATCGTGCGGATGTCGCTTGGGGTGCCCGGCGTTGGCAGAGAGTTGGACCGCAGCACCATCGAAAGCGTCGTGCCATCGGCTTGGAAGAATACGCCGTTCTGGGTGTTGAAGTAACCCACCCGCTGCCGGATGTTGGCCGTTGGGGTGTTGAAAGCGAAAGTGGCAAGCACCAGCAAACCCTTGCCCGGCTGGTACGACATGGAGCGAAACGACTGGCGCACCGCTTCTGAGTCGGTGGTTGCGGCAACCGACATCTGCACCGAAGACTCGTTGGACAAATACGTGGTCGTGCCACCGTTGGCGGTGCTTGTGTCAAATTGATTGTCCGCGGCGTAACGCTGCTGGCTGTCGAACAGCGTGTACGGCTGGCTTACGCGCTGGCGGCCAAACGCATCCAGTGCGGTCGGCGGAAAGGAGATCGGGATGGATGAGTCGATGGCCATAAGCTGCCCCAAAATGTTGTTGAGCCGGTTGAAGTACAGACGCAACACGTTGTTGAGCTGGTCTTGGTAGCCCTTGGAGTATTCGTCCGTGGCCAACGGCAACGCAGGAGGAGCGATCTTTTGCAGCTCGTAGTCTGTTGTGACAATCAAAGTCATCAGCGTCTCCCGTCTGGGCGCATATCAAGTCGGGGAGCGCCAAGCTGCCACGTCACACCAAGGTCGCTGGACTCAATGCGCATGACCAGCTGTCGGCCGCGAACCCGGGTGAAGATCTGGCCGGTGAAGGCTTCAATTGGCAACACGGCGGATCGGGTGACGTCCGCGAAGTTCTCGCCGCCAGTGGATGCCGGGGTCGTGTACCCAGAGCCAGAGTTCTTCATGGGCAGCAAGGTCATCACCACGCTCGGGTTTGTTGCCGTGGAGCCCCGGAACGTAATGTCAGGCAATACGCGCCACACGTAGCAGAAGGTGTGGCCGTCGTCGAGGTCAAACTCAGCCGAACCAACGTACGACTCAATTGGCAGCGTCGTTGCGGTCTCGTTGTCGTCTACGCCGCTCTCGTGGTTGACGATGTTGTACGAATACGTTGCCGCCACAGGGTAAGGGCGCAGGCCGGAGTCCAGCCAAGCGGTGCGCTCCATAGTGCCGAAGTACCAGATGTCCTCAAGGTAGTTGTACACAACGTACCGGTTCACAACGGTCGAGTCGGCGGAGCAGTAGAACCACCAAGCCTCGTTGAAGCCCTCGTTGGTTCCGGCAAACACCTGATCAAACTGCTCTTGGTTGATGTCGGAGAAGATGTGCTGGCGCAGGTCGCAGCGCAGCGTTTGAGTGCGGCCGTCGTACTTGTAGAACTTGTCCACGCCCATCCAAAAGGCGGTACCGCTGGCGTATGCCACAGCGTTCTGGCCCACGATGGATGTGTTCTCGCCCACCAGCTGAGCACCCCAAACGGCAGGAGCGCCAAGATACTGCAGCGAATACACGGCTGCGTCTGTCCAGACCAAGACTTCCTGACGGGCCTGCGTGCCTGTGACGATGAGGGAGCCACGCGACAGTCGCAAAGAGCCCGCCTGATTGGTGGCAGCAGGAGCCCAGTTTGTTGGGTCTTCCTGATCGGACCACCGGATCAGCATTGGGTCTAGGGTAGTGGAGCCGTAGTCGTTGCAACCCAGCGCGAACACAAAGCGGTTGATGTCCGACACCAAAATGTTGTTCTGCACAACGGGGACGTCGGCCGCACCGGACAAAGATGAGAGCAAAACACCCCTCGTGGCAAGACCGTTCGTGGCATCCCAGTAGTAGATTTCGCCACCGTTGTAGCCAAAGATCAGGTCTTCGCCAAAGTTGGACTGGCTCCAGAGTCGCAAGAGCTCAGGGTTTGTGACGGCCGCGCCCCACGTACCATAGCTCCAAGGACCAGCACCCCAGCCGGAGACGGGTTCTTGAATCGCTGCGCCGGTATTGATCTGGTACACGGCATCAACAGCCCCGCCGCCGCCCGCTTGGTTGGATGTCGCAGGGGTGGGTGACTCAACGGTGTAGTTGTCCGCGTCGACCACAGTGATCTGGAACTCTCCGTCCATTACCAAGCCGCCGGAGGTTGCACAGTTACTGAACGTCACGAAGTCACCAGTTCTGGCGCCGTGGGCAACATCAAGGACCGCCACCGTGGTTTCGGTGTCCACCATAGTGAACGGGTTGGTCAGGGTGACGGTGCTGCGAATTGGGGTGATGTCGTAGTACGTGCCGCTCTGCTCAATATAGAACTTCAGGTTGGTGCCGATACCAAGCAGGTTTTGTGAGGCGAGCGTTGCCCAGTTCCACAAAGAGCGGGCCACACCCAAAAAGGTGTTGGTAGAAACCTGCTGCCAGCCGCCGATTTTCTCTGGAGTGCCCTGACGGAAACGGATTTTGTCGCAGTCATACCACCCGTTCTCCGATGTGTAGCGGGTGTTTTCGCGGTTTACACCGGCTTTTAAGAGGAGTTTTTTAAGTGGCACGGATTACCTCATGCGGTCATGGATGCGGCCGTAGATTGCACTTCCGCCACGCGGCGGCTCCAGCCTTTACCAAATGTACCCCAGTGTGGCAAATCCATCAAGAACGACAGTCGGCGCTTGGAGTAGTCATCGGCTAGTTCTGCAGGTGCAAACGCGGCTACGGCCGCAAGAGTTTTGGGGCCAATGCCACCGTCAGGGTCCACGCCAACGCAGGCCTGCAACCACTTGGCCGCCCGGCCGGGGCCACTGTTAACGGCGGCGTCGAAGACTACGTAGTCTACCCCTTCTGGCAGGGCGTCGCCCCGGATTTTGTCCCAGTATTTGGCCTTGTACATGGGGGCCACCTGCGCGGGTGTCAGCGCACGCATAGTCTTTTCATCGACATCGTGGCCGACCCACTCTTCCCAGACTTTTTTGGTCACGCCCAAATTGGTCATCCCGCCCGGATCGTCCGGGTGATTAACAAAGCCGCCCTCATGGTGAAGCACGGCCTCCAGCGCTTTTTGGAAATTCTCTTTCATTTCTTGGCCTTCATGTCAGCGAGCTTTTCGATGGTGCGGCCGCCAAAGTAGGCAAGGAAGATGATCTGCCCCCACTGCCCAAGTAACTGGACATAGGACTCTTGTGCGTTGTATCCAAAAGCGGACATCATCGTAAACACAAAGTATGCAACAAAGATGGCGATCAAGGCCATTGGGCGGATGTTCTTGGACAGCCAAGAGTCGGACGCCATATCTGCTTGCCACCGGTCGGTAACATTGGTTTGCTCCACCTCGAACAACTTGGCGTCGTTGGCCATCTGCGCCAGCTCACCGTCTTGGGCCAGCTTTGCCAGATCAAGTTGAGCCTTGGCTTTGGCTTCGGGGTCTGGAATCAGCTTGTCGATGAGCTTGCCACCAACAGCCAAAAGTGCGTCAATGCCGATCATTTTTTGGCCATCCTTTCACGTTCTTCCAGCAGCCGGACTTTGACCTGCAGCTCGTTGATGTGCGTCATCAACTGCTCTTTTTGCAAAGCTCGTTTTTCTGCCGAGATTGGGCTATCCGTAGGGACGCCCTCTTTGGTGATGAGCGCGGGCATGTTGCCCTCGATCTTGGTCAAGCGCGTGGAGAAGTCTGCAACCTGCCCGAGCAGCCACGCAAGCGACGCTACGATGACAGGGATGACTGCTTTTAGAAGATCGGACCAGTTCATAATTGCCTCAGTAGAAAAACGTGAAGAATGCGCCAGTGGCTGTTGGGCTAAACACCCAGTTCTGGTTGCTGCCGCCATCGATGTTGCCGTTTCCTGTGTACGCCAGATACTGGCCAGCAGCACTCGCATGCAGTTTTGACAGTGTGCAGAAATACACCTGCAGTATGCCGTTGCTTGAGCCGCCGTAGTCCGCTTGAATTTCGGCATACCCCAACCCCGACGCAGGGGCGGTCAAGATTACTTGGTTGGTGGCGTCACCCACAGCGTTCAGCGGGACTGTGTATACGTTGGTGAACGTTGTCTGGTACGTGCTGTCAAACGTGATGCCGCGAGCATAGGTCCCAGACACAGAGCCTGCAGCTGTGCAAGTAATCTGGTCAACCTGAATGGCCGCACCGCTGATTTGAAGCTGAACACCACCTCCGACGCTGGCGCCGGAAATGTCTTCGCCTGTGTAGTTGGCAATCTTGGAAAGAGTGATGGCGCCCGAGGACCAGTTGAAGGTCAGCTGGCGAGAGGTGGCGGAGCCGCGGAACTCCAGAATCGTAGACGCCGCAAAATTCACGGGGTACTGGCGATTCCCAAAAAGCACGTCGCCGTACGCCGTGATCGTGACAGCAGGGTTGGAAGACGATGTGTTGATCGAGTTGCTGGTGGCGCTTGTAGCGTCTATGGCTGTGTGCTGCGACGTTGTGCTGACATTTCCGAACCGGTACGAGTACGTGTAGTTGTAGCCAAAGTAAACGTTGCCGCTCGTCAGGGTGAGTTTTTTGGCGGAAACGTACCCCGGGGTACCCATGGTGTTGAACGACGTCAAGTAGTAGCTTGTGCTTGACGATGACGGACTGACCACGATCTCCGTGATGTCCAGTGTGTTTGTGCTGACCGTGTAGGTTCCAGTCGATGTCGCCTCAAGGTACAGCTTGAAGCTTGCGCCCTCAAACAGCGATTGGATTTGCGCTTTGTTTGCCTGTGCCAGCGACAGATCGCCACGAACACGCAGGTTTAATGCGCCACCGGAAGCGTTAAGTGAGATCGAGTTGTTGTTGCACGTAAACGAGTTGACCGTGACGCCCGATAGAAACGTGCACGTGCCCACCCCGCCAGCCGAGTCAAATACGACGTCGTCAGTGCTTCCCGGCACAAGGCCAGATGGAATGCCGCCCGACGTCAAAGACCAGTGAATAAGCCCGGGGTCGTTGAAATCCCCAGACCCGCCAATCCAGTAGTACGTTGCCATATTACAGTCCCGAGTTTACGGCGATGACATCCCACTTGGAGGCCGTGCTGTTCCAGATGCAACCAATGTACAGTGTGTACGTACCCAACACAGAGGTTGGAAGCGCAACACCAATCGCTCGATAGCCAGCCCCATTAAACGATACGGCGATCGTTGAGGCGGTCGTCATGCGGATGATCATTTTCTGGCCGTTGTATGGCGTGCCAGTTGGTGTATCAAAATACACAGGGGTTACGCTCTGCGCCGTAGCAACAAACATGTCGTAGTCGTCTGCAGCCGGTGCAAACGTTGAGGCAAAGGATGTTGCGGAATAGACGCGTGGCTGGATTTCCTTGTTCGTCAGGGTCTGTGCGTCAGATGTGCCGACAACGGTGCCGGTGGGTTTGGGCGTGCTGCCAAATGCAGAGCCGGTCGAGGTGACAATGCCCGCGCTGACGGTGCCAGAACCCGTACCGCCGCTTGAGATCGGCAGTGCGTTGCCAAGAGTCAGCGATGGCAGGTAGTCAAACAGGGCAACAACGTTAGTGCCATCTACATACAGTGGCGCGTTTTTACCGGTAGGCACGTTGATGCCAGTGCCTGCAGATGTCTTCACCGTGGCGGTGTAGCCAGCGTCGTTGAACACAAAGTATTGCTTGTGGATCGTCGGCACAACCAGATCAAAGGCGGCAGAAACACCAGAGGCATTCAGCTGGAGGGCCAAATTGCGAGCTTCCTGAGAAGCAGCAGTGTTTGCCCAAGGCAGGGTGGTGCTGCCGCTGATTGCAATGTCAGCCATGCCCGCAATCGCTTCGTTGATGGCGGTGCCGATGTTGGTGTTTGTGGTGTTGCCCCACGTACCAGACTGCTCACCCGTGGCGATCAGTTCAAATTTAAGTTCCGAGTACGAGCTTGCCATGATTGGTCCTTATGTAGTTTCGACGACAGCCCAAGCGGCGTCGTCCGCGTTGTCAATGTTTTGCCAATCGGCAGGCTGCGTATTGGCCACGTTCTGCCATGTTGACGTCTGCACTGTTCCGACGCCGTTCCAGCCGGGTGTCTGGGTATCGTTGACATTTTGCCACGCGACGGTTTGCGTGTCATCAATCAACTCCCACAGGAATCGGGCAAAAACCGAGTCTGTAGCGGTGCAGGATTCTTCGATGAACGCGCCCAGCGAGCTGCCAGCCGTGCTGATCTCTTCCTGCGCCAGTGCCTCTTCGTCGATCTCAACAAAAGAATCCTGCGCCGTGAAGTAGGCATCTTCGGCCGTAGCGGTCTCGGTCAGATCGACGTAGAAGCCTACAAGCGCCTCTTGAGAGTCATCGGCTGCGGCAGTTTCAGTCAGGTCGACGTTGTAGTCGCCAACCACGTCCAGCGTGTCTGTGGCTGTGACGGCCTCAGAAATGTCAGCCACCATGTCGTGCTGCGCGGACACCGCGTCAGTTGCGGAAACTGCTTCCGTCAGGGACTCGGACACCTCTTGTTGAGCCGAAACCGCATCGGTTGCAGTCGCAGTTTCATCTTGAGCCGCAAGCGACACCATCGTGGTGGTTTGCGCGTCAGTGGCGCTGGCGGTTTCCGTGATCGACTCGACGACATCATGCTGCGCCGACACAGAGTCAGTGGCGGTGGCGGTCTCAGCAATGCTGTCCACCATGTTGTGCTGGGCAGAAACCGTATCCGTAGCTGTTCCGGCCTCAGTCAAGTCTGCAACCGCGTCAAGCTGAGACGCCACGGAATCCGTTGCGGTACCGGTTTCCGTCAAAGCTGCGGCCGCAGCCTGTTGGGCGGATACAACATCGGTAGGGGTGCCAGTCTCGGTCAGGTCAACGCCGTAAATGCTTCCGGCCGCACCAACAACATCGGCTGCAGTGGCGGTCTCTGTCAGGCCAATGCTGAAAGTGCTGGCGGCAACTGCAACCGCATCCGTGGCCGTGGCGGTCTCGGTGATCGACGGGTTGAGCGTGCTCGCTGCCACCGCCACAACGTCGGTAGCTGTCGCTGTCTCCGTGATAAATGGCCGAACAATGGCGACGCCATCAACAACGTCGGTGGCCGTTACGCTTTCCGTGAGGTCGTAGAAGTACGGGAACCCGCCCTCAAAATTGTCGGTCGCAGTGGCTGCTTCCGTCAGGGAAACGTTGAAGATGTTGTTGGAGGAAGCAACTGCGTCAGTTGCGGCCGCCGTTTCCGTGATTACGGGATTGACGATGAGAGTCGCAACAACCGAATCCGTTGCAACGGCGACTTCGGTAATGGAGGCGCCGTTGTCGGGTAACGCGGCAAACGGTGCCTCGCTAAATGCTGAATCGCCAAAAAGCATTCAAGCCTCCGGTTACGGCACGTATTTAGGCCATTGGATGTCCCAAGGAAATCCTGCTTGCGTGGTTACATCTGCCAATGCTTGAACGTATGCGTCAAGAGAAGCCAAGTTGTCCTGTTGTGGGGCGCCTGTACGGGCGTTGCGCTCGTAGCGCGAATACCGCCATTCCACATCGTTGATGAGCGCATCACGCCGTTGACGAACCTGCCATGCGCGGGCGTATGTGCGAGCTTCATGGGTGTCGTCAGGCTGGGCTTGCCACGAGGCGCGATACACGCCATCCGCAATCGTAGCTGCGCTGAGCGTGTGCTTGTACCCATCTTGCGGATACGCAGGGACAGCAACCTCTGCCCACGTCTCACCAGCGGTGATCAGCGAAGACCCCTCGTGAGTCACATCGCCCGAAGGTACGCCATCAATGATTTTGACAAAGTATTTCATGGCGATCAGTAGTTGTACCAAATGGCAATGTAGATTGTTCCGCTTGAGCTGCTCAGCGAGCCAATCGAACCACCGGTAGAAATTCCGCTCAGCGCGGTAGCGTCAATGTCCACAAAGAAGTACGTGTAGTTGTTCCACGAGTCGTACTTTTCTTCGACCAAAGTAACGCCAGAGCTCGGGGTGAACCCGCCGATATAACTGCCAGATGCAGTGAGAACCGCGTGCCCGTACTGCGTAGTCCCGAAAAGGGAAAAGCTGGCAACCGAAAACGAAGTGCCCGACGTCGAATACGCTGACGTTCCGGTGTACGCTTGGTAGGTGCTTGATGTGCCCGCGTCGGTGGTATAGCCTGCGTAGTAGCAAGTAGCCATGCCCGAGTACATCGCGCCAGTGAGGGGCGTAGAAACGGGATAGCTGTTTGGAGTCGACGCATAGAACGGGCCAAAACTGCTGCCAAAGGACCAGCCGGAAATAAAAATCGAACTCTGCAAAACCACGTACCCTTCCGATCCGGGGTTGCTGGAAGTTGCAATACCCGACGGAGCTGCCAAATTCAGGCTGCTGGAAGAAGACCCGTTGTCTTGGTAGGTGTACCAGTTTGCCCCAGCGACGCCAGAGTCCGCGTACACCTCGTTCGTGCTGTCATCCCACTTCAAAAACCGCGAAGTACCGACGGGTGTTATGCCTGTGCGGAACTTGTTCATGTACGTGGCGTTGGACTCAAGCACGGTGATGCCGTTACCAATGGCAATCGTATTACTTTTGCTCCATGTCGCCGTGTTTATTGAGTTGCCAATTAAAATGTTTTGCGATCCGGTGCCAGCTGTTTGGCTTGCGCCAAGACGAATTTCGTACCCCGTCGAGCTGCCGAGTGTGGCGTACCCAATGATGGTGCTGAAATCATAATTTGCCTGAGCGCCGTTACCAATCGCAATGGCACCCGAACTAAATGAGCCCGTGCTGGCGCTCCCGCCAACAGCCAAAGAATCTGGCCCAGCAGTAGTGCCATTGCCCAGAGCGACTGCGCCGTTACCCGCAACAAACGCACTTCCGCCAACAGCAACACTTGAAGTGCCCAAACTGTTTGCGTTAGCGCTGGCGCCAATAATCACGGCGTTGCCAGAGGTGGCGGCTGAACTTGCGCCATTTCCGACGATCACGGTGCCAGAAGCCGCATTGGATGCGCCAGCCCCAATAACCACGCTGGTGCCAGTGCCGCCGTTTGTGATGCCTGTTCCAAGGATCACAGAGCTCTGGCTCGAGCTTTGGTTGTAGGTGAGGTTGGACCCCAACACAATGTTGTTGCCAAAGGCACCCACTGCTGGGAGCGTGATGAACACGTCCTTGTTGCCTGCGGAGAAATTGACCGCAGCACCAGCGTTGGTGGAGGAAATAACTTTCGTCCGGGTCAGCGTGTTCGCTGAGGAGTAGGTGCCATACCCCACTTCCCACTCGTCAAGGGACTGGTGGGCGATTGTGTAGTACGTCGTGTCCGATGTTGCTAGGACAGAGGAGAATGCGCGAAAGCCAAATACCGTTGCCGAAAGCGTGAACGCGCCTGTACCGGTTGAGGCAGAGGTTTGTTTGACGCGATCGGCAAGGACAAAGGCCATGTATTAGACTCCGGCGAGCTCGGCTTCAGTGAACCAGCGCTGCTGCACAACGCCTTCAGAATCGGTGAACTCAACCAGATACTGGATGTCGCCTTCTTGGCTGACGGACAGCTGCTGCACTTCGCCCTGTGGTTGAGCGATGTTGAGCTTGACTTGTGCGCCGGGTTTGAAATTTGCAGCCATGGTGTTCTCCTTAGACGGAAGCGGTGTAAGTGACGTTCAGCGTGTCGCCAGAGGCCACAGAACGGTTGCCGCCAGTGAAGTTGCCAGCCGAGTACAGGATACCGGTAGTGCCCGACTTGGTGTTGTTGCTGGTCAAGAATGCGCCGCCAATGGTGCTGGTTGCGTTGATGGCGAAAGCAGTTGCGGTCGTGGCTTTGGAGCCAGCAGAGGCCGCACTCCAAACAGGAGCAGGACGAGTGGCTGCGGAGTAGCCAACGTTCTCAGTCCAAGTGGCGTGAGAAGCCATGGTGTCACCGGCCGCATATGTGCCGCCCGAGTTGATCAGACCCAAGTACCAAGTGGCAGTGTAGGCAGAACCAGCGAAGTACTTGTCCAGCAAGTCGTTCTTGCCAACAGTCACAACCAAGTTCTTGATCTGGTCGGACCATTTCAGGTTGCCGTCAGCATCAAAGCACTCGACGGTATAAGCGCCGGTGACGGAGATCTGCTCAGACTGGCCTGCGTTGGCGGCGGCGGACACGGAAGAAGTGTCGACGGGGTTGATTTTTTCGGAATACATGGTGGCTCCTTATGCAATGCGCAAGATCGCGCTTGTTGCGTTTGCTGTTGGGAAAGTTACGGTGAAGTTTGCTGAGGTCTTGTCCGAGCCAAAATCCAAAACCAACACTGCCGCATCGCCTTGCGACACATTGTAGATTAGGGCTGCACGAGCGGTCAACGAAGCGTTGTACACGGCGGTGTCGAACGAAATGTAAGCCGTTGTCCCAGACAATGTCGGGGTTGGATTAACGGTGACTTCGATGCCGCCAGCCGTATAACCCGTGCCGGTCGCCTCTCCATCGGTCGTGTACTCAGTCGTGTCTGCGCCAAGGTTGGCTTCGGCCGTGTACAGCGCCATGTAGAACGTGTCAGTGCTGAAGTTGTGCACGCCGTTCAACAGCTGCTGTTTAAAGCTGGAGCAGAGAGTTTGGGAAATTGACATCAGGCCACCTGTGTGCGAACTTGACCATCACGGTACGCATCCATGCGTTGCTTACCGTCACCCAAGTTCTTGAGAAGCGCAATGCACTGACCGTACATGTCTTGGTAGAACTTGACCAAGTCAGGCTCGCCCTTCATGTAGCGAATGGCCTCAACCAACGCGCCGTTCAGCAACGCAGAGTCAAAGTTGTCGCCGAGCCATGTCGTGCCTGCAGTGACGATTGACTCTGGGTAGTAGTAGAAGTGCAGCTCAACCTCGTAAGCGGAGCTGGGAGTTGGCCCCATGATGAACGACAACTCATTCACGTCATCCGAGCGAGGCCCAAAAATGGCGTAGTGCTTTGGCAGGCCAGTTGCGCTGGCGCTTGGGTATGCCTCGCGGATGAAGTTCACGTCCTTGTTGAGAAGGAAGTGGTAGTCACCGGATGCATCAACAACAGCAAGCGAGTACACCGACAAGAAATCGGCGGGCGCTGACAGGTACTTATTCCCAGAGGTCAAGTTGCCCGTCATGTTTTTGCGCAGGTTGGCCAACTGCACCGTGTTGTAGATGCGCTGCTCCGCCTGCTTTGTGAACAGGGCGTATTCGTCATCCGTGAAAGTGTTTTCACAGATGTCTGCAATGTTCGCCTTCAACTCGGTGTAGTTCATGCCTTACCTCAAGCCATTGGGCCGCGAGCCATCACGCCTTTTGTGGCGGCGCCAGTACCGCGGATTTTGATGCCGCTGGTCTTTGTTGCGTACTCGCCTTTGGACTTGTCGATGTTGCCAACGGACGCGTCAACTGTGTTGCTGTCGCTTCGGTTTGGGCCCTTGCCGGGGTTCTGCTCAGCCTTCACAGCTTTGCCGCTCATGGTGTGTGGCTTTGCGTACACGCTGGCAGGGCCGACTTCTTTGCCGCCTTTTTTCATGCTGAATTTAGCCATGATTAGCCTCGCTTTTGTGCAGCGACCTTGGCCAGATTGCGGCCCATGGTCTTCATGTTGGCGTTGGTTTTACCGCCGCCCTTGCCCTTGCCACCAGACATCATGCCCGCTGTGGGGCCGCTGTCGCCGAGGTTTTTGCCTTTGGTCTTGCCTTGTTTGGCGATGCCGTCGGCGGATTTTGTGAAAGCCATGATGGACTCCTTCAAGATATTGATACTGTACCAACAAACGTGGTTGCCACCAAGTAATTCGGCGTCAACGCAGCGTCAAAATCGCTGGCGCCACCAACCGGTGCCCAGCCCCATTGTATGTCTCGGCTGCCGCCAGACTGATTGCCGTTCACGTTCAAGCCAGAGGTGACGTACGTCGTATCCCGGCGAGGGTTGCGCAAAGCCTGCGGATCGTCCACAGGAAACGTGCCCAGCATCAGCTGAGGGTGGTCGGGGTCCCAGCACTCAGGGCAGACCAGCAGCTCGTAGCGACGCTGCTTGATGATCTCGGTCTTGAGCTTTTTGAGCTGGTACTGCTGCCCGCAACGATCGCACTCGGCAATCGCTTTATGGCCAGCAGCGAAACGGTTAGCCATTAGACGCCGCTCCCGATGAACGTACGGCGCGGCACGAAGCGAACCGCCGCCTTCTCGCGGTCCTCAGTGGACGCCAGTTCCCAAGCCTCGTCGTACTGCTGCTTGAGCACGTCCAAACGCTGGATGGCGCCGGGGACCTTCAGGCCCATGTAGTAGGCCAAGCCCGCCACCATGGCGTTGTAGAACCGGAAGGGCATGTCCATGGTGTTGACGCCGTTGCCCGCGTCTTGGATGCGGCGCAGGCGCCAGTACACCAGCGTGTAGGTCTGCGTGTTGTCCGGCACAGGCCAGACGGTAAACCGAGGCGTGTTCAGGCGTTCGATCCAGATCTGGATGGGGCGCGCTTGTGTCAGCTTGTTGGGGATGGTGGCGTAGGTTGGCTCGCTGATCCGAGTGATGGTCAGGTCTGCCTGAGTCGAAACGCTACCCGCGCCTGTGCGGATCACGTGGTCCAGCAGGTCAACAGTGTCGGCCGGCAGGTTGTACGTAGCTGTGCCCGGGGTCAGGATCTGCTGCCCCTGCTCCATCGTCCACATGTTGATGCCACGGTTGGCCCAGTCCGTGAACATAAGGTTCAGCGAACGGCGGGCGGTGCGCAGGTCATAACCAGTCCGAAGCTCGCCACCGCAGCGCTCGAACGCTTCCTCAACGACCTCAGTGAGGTCGGGATTGAATGTGGTGGTGCCGGATGTGGTCATGGGTTACTTCGCTGTCTTGGCTGATTGACGGAAAGCTGCGGCAGTTGGTGCGCCAGCCGCTCCCGGTTTACGCATTTTCTCACCAGAACCTGCAGCAATCCGCTTGCGCTTTGCATTGATGTTGTCGTACAAGCCCACCTTTCCGCCCTCGGCGTACTCGGTGAAGTCTGTATCGTCGCGGCGTGGGCGCATCTGACCGTCTTCCATGAAGTCGGTGTTGTCCCGGCGAGCTTTACGCTTGGCACCGGGCATCTTGTTGGGGGCGATGGCGCCCATGCCGCGACTGGCTCTCATACAAATTTACCGCGTGTTTTGCCGCGCTGGGCGATTCCGTTGGCTGCCGAACGGAATGTCGAGCCGCCTTTTTTGTAGCCCATGTCAGAGATCTTCTTGCGATCTTTGGCATCTTGCATCTCTTGAATGGCTTCTTCGACCATTGCTGGACGGCGTGGGGCTGCTTTTGGCGCGGCCTTGGCAGGGGCAGGAGGTGTGGAGCTGGCGTCGTTGTACGCCTTCTCGGCTGCGGCTGCGGCCTTTTTATCGGCCATCATCTCGCGGGCTTGTTTTTCAGCTGGGCTCATGGTTTACCTCACATTTTTCCGCCGCCACACATGGCGACAGTTTTGCCTTTTGTGTGACCTTTGGTCACGCAGCCATCGGCGCGAGTAACACCGCCCTTGGCCAGTTTGGTCATTGGCTGGCCTTTGTGCATGCGGCTCTCGTGTTTGTTCACGGCCTTTTGCATCATGGCTTTGTCCATTTTCACGTCTTCGTGTTTCATATCGCCACCTTTTGAGAATTTGCGGCCTTTGTCAGCCGCAGAAAAGTCTTTGCCCACGGACTGTGGGACGCCCACCTTCTTCGCAAACGCCGGACTGTGTGCCACGGCATTCATGAAGTTGTGCTGTTTTTTAGAGGCGCTCGGCATTGTTGCCCCCACGCCCGGTCCAGCTACGGACGGTGTCGGTTTCCCAAATGCGGATGCCAGTCCACACAATCGTGAATACTGCTGCGATTGAAGGTAGCATTTCAATGAGAGTGCCTAACACCGTAACGACCGAGAGGGCGTCCACAGCGTGCTTGGCCGATTCGGAAAGGTCATGTTTCATCTCAGCATTTCCATCTTGCAAGTGACGCCGCTTTGCGGGTCGGGTTGCCCTTCTCATCCTTCATGGGCCCGGGCATGCCGGACATCCTTGCGCAGAACGAGTCTTTACGGGCGCCACCCTGCGGTTGAGGCGCTTTGAGGTTACTGCCGGTTTCCCGGTTGTATTTGGCCCGCCCTTTAGCGGTCAGACCCGCCCCTTTAGAGACCGGCAGCTTTTCGCCGCGGCCAACCGCAAGGGATGGACCTTTTTTCTTTGGGGCCGCGGCTTTAGCCATAGAACACCACAGCGGTAGTTGCCGCGGCGCATACAGCTGAGATGTTCGTGTCACATTTGATCCCCTCGCCGGGAATCTTGATGTAGATCGAACCAGCTGCGGCCGGGGCTGTAAACGAAAATCGTGCGGTGCCGCCCGTGCCGTCGTTCAAAACGACAGTACCACCAGAGGCGTAGCTGATGCTCAAGCCTTTGATGCGCGTAGGGCCCGCAAAGATGGTCGTGGTCGCGCCAGCGGCTGCTGATGCGGCTTTGACGTCTGTTTGCATCATAATTAATCTCCTGTAAAGCGGGGGCCGAAGCCCCCGAGATCAATTAGGCGCTTTGCTGGCCAACCAGAGGATCTGCCACGAAGTAGGTGATGTAGCCACCAACAGTGCCCGCACCGGAGGTGTCAATGGTCACGGTGACGTAGCTCATCTCTGTGGAAGCAGTCAGGGTCAGGCCAGATGTCACGACGCCAGCGGAGGCAACAGACAGGTTGTTGGCGATAGCTGCGCCAGTCACGGTGCCACTGGTGTAGCCGCGAGTGCCGATGTCCACAGAGCCGGAGCCTGCGTCGTTGATGGCCACGGACAACACAACTGCGCCAGCTGGCAGAACCAGAGCTGGAGCGCCGGAGGCGGAAGACACTTTGACGTTGGTTGCGGAGGCAACAGAGGCGTCGGCGATGTAAAACTGGGCGGCCATGACGCCGGAACCACAGTAGGCGGTGCGAGTTTGATCGCCGCCGCCGGAACGCCAGATGCTTTGGGTAGTAGAAACTGCCATGATAAATCGTCCTTACGTACAAGATTAGCGCATCAATCGGTACGTCGTCTGCCGGGTCAGTTTGATGCGCCGGGAGCCCCGGGGTAAGTGCAATATACCGCAAAAGAAAAGGGGCCACAAGGGCCCCTTCTCAAAAATCCCGAAGGATTTATTAAGCGCCGGGAGAACCGTAAGCGCCCAGTGGGTCAGACACGCCGAAGCTGTAACGCTCGCGGGCCTTGTAACGCACGTTGCCGGTGTCGAAGTCGCCGTCCATGCTGTTTTGCAGTGGGGTACGAACGAAGTGCTTCAGACCGTTAGGCACGTCAGTCATCAAGAACCAAGCGTTGGTGTCGGTCAAGAAGTGGTTCACAGCGTAGCCGCCGGGGATCGAACCGTTGTTCTTGATGGCGTTGATGTCGTTGTCGTTGGTACCGACGCGCAGTTCTGTTTCCAGCAGGCGGGTAGCGACGAACATCAATGCTGGTGGCACCACCAGTTTCTTGGGCTTGGCAGCGATCAGCAGGCCGCGTTCGTCTGTCCAACCAGCGATCTGAATCACAGCGTTTTCCAACGATGTTTCGTTCAGGTCGGCAGCGGTAGCGGGACGGTTGCTGTTGGTGCCACCAGAGATCAGGGGGTGAGCTGTCGAGAACAGAACTTGACCGTCACCGTAGGTGGGGCCGCCGGCGAAGCCGTTGTTCAGCACTGCAGCAGCTTTGACCTGCTTGGTGTAAGCCATACCACGGGCCAGAGCCTTGGTGTAGCGGCTGGACAACGAGTCGTACAAGTTGTCTTCCACTGCTTCTTCGGTGATCGAGAAGCCCATGGCGATGGTTTCGTGGGTGTAACGAGCGGTCCATGCTTCTTGCGCGTTGTCATAAGCGATGGCAGAGCCTTCGTTCTTGACAGGAGCGGCGGAGAAGCCCGACAGCTTGGTTTCTTCTTCAAAGCTACGCTCCGATGTTTCGGTTTCGTAGATCTCTTTGTGCTCTTCGCCGTACTTTGCATACTCCAGACCGAACAAAGCGTTCAAGCCGGGCAACAGTTCCTTGAGCAGTTGTGCGCGTGAAATTGCCATGATTTACTCCTTAGACACCGGTGGTGTTGTTGTACTGGTGGGTGTTGATTTTCACCAACAGTTCCACATACGAATCCGAACCGGTAGCGGTATCGGGCACCACGTCAATCACACGGATTGGCAAAGTAGCGGTGGTGTTCGAGCTGGAAGACAGCACGGCCACAGCGGAATCGCCAGTGGTAGTGTTGCCAGCGTTTTGCACCAGAGCCATGTTGGAACCAACCACGCTGCGGCTCACGCCAGCAATCACGGTAGTACCAGACACAACGGCCACGCGGAACAGAGCTTGCTGGTCGTCGACCACGTAGCCGATGGCGTTTGTGGCGCCGGCGGGCAGGTTCTGAGCGTAAACAGTTTGACCCAACGAGTTGGTGTAGGAACCGCCAACAAACACGCCGCAAGGGGTGGCTGCAGTGGTACCGGTGTCCTTGTCGAGGTAGCCGTTCACGATGAGCACTGCATCACCAAAGAAGGTGGCAGTGTAGCCAGAAGCCATAGGGATCTGACGGAATGCACCGGCGTAAGGCTTGCCATCAAGAGAGTTGATGGGCTTCAAGCCGTACGGAGCGCTGACTGTAGGATAAGCCATTTTGTTACTCCAAAAAGTTTAAATACCTTTACCGAAAGTGACCTTGGTGCTGCGTTCTTTGAACATGGGCATCCGAGGATCATTTTCGCGCATGTAGGTGTTGTCCACTGATTGCATCTGCGACTCAGCCTGTTGGTTGTAGTACGCGTTACGCTGCTCAACGAACTCCACCGGGGTTTTGCAAAGGAGCAAACCGCCCACTTGGATCGAGTCAGGGAACCGCTTGTCGTCGGTACCGAAGAGACGAACCTCGGGGTGGTCAGAAGCCTTTACAGGTTCCCAGCCTTCGCGGAGTTTTGTGGAAATGTTGGTGGCGTCATCTTTGTTCATGGTGCTGATACGGACCCAACGGAACGCATAGCCTTCTTCCGGTGTCGGATCAGGCAGAAGTTGGGGCGGCAGCCACTTCGTTGGACGGGTGGTGGATGCACGCGTGGTCAGTTCACGCTTATCACGATTTTGTTCAGCCATTTTCATTTCCTCATTTCTTCCGCAACCTTACGAGCATAGAGTTCCAGTGGAACCCCGAGCCGCTTGGCGATTTCGACCTGCGTTTTGGTAAGTACGACCTTTCGGGGAGCAGTACTACGTGTTGCCGGTGCGACAACGTTTGTTCTTTTGGCCGGAGGAGTAGCAGCATCCTCCGTCTTCTCAGACCCAAACACGTCCGAGAAGCGCTCTCGCATTTCAGCATCGATACGTTTGTAGTATTCCTTGCTGCCTGCGGGAATCCCTTCCGAGATCAAATCCTCATGGACTCCCAGCGCGTACGCTGTCATCCGTTTGTTAGGACCAAACCACGAATTGCGGTCTTGCCATTCGCTTAGGGCCTCGTCAACTTGAGGAGCTGAACTCGTTTGTGGTAGTTGTACCTCAGTTTTTTCGTCCTGTAAAGGGGCTGGCTTGAAATTATTTACACGCTCAGCTTTCATCTTTACAGAGGTCAGTGCCTCTTGCGCGTCAACAAGCGCGTCGGAGTCGCCAGACTCGTAGGCTTCCTTGTACTTGCGCTTGGCCGCTTCGAGCTCGTTGGCGACCACTTTCTTGGCCTGCTCGAGCAGCGCGTTCTGGCCTTGAGACAGGGAGCCCTTGAGCTTCTTGTTCTCTTCGACAATCGACTGCGCCAGCTTCAAGGCTTCGTCTTTTTCGCGCAGAGCTGCTTCTTTGGCCCGGCGCTCCTCGTGGTAGCCCTTGGTGAAGTGCTTGATGCGCTTTTGGACGCTCTCGTCGTACTTGGCCAACTCTTCGTCGGTCACGTCCTTGGGAGGCTCTTCCATCGGCTTGCGATTTCGATCGGCCGCAGGGGTGTCGTCGACGACTTCGATCTCTTCTTCCTTCGGCTCGGGCTCGACAACAGCCCCACCTTTACGTGGGTTCTCTTCGCCTACCTCATCGGGAAATTCAAATTCTGTTTTTTCCATTTCAGCCATGATTCACTCCTCAAGGACGTTGGATGCCGCGGGGGTCTTGCACAACCGCTTCGACAGAATCGTCGTTGATAAGGCGCCATTCAGTGCCGTGGATCTTCATGCGAGTGCCGCTGTTGGGGCGGACCAACACGAAATCGCCAACCTTGCAGCTGGCGCCGCTGGGGAAGCGTTTCTCGTCTTTGAAGGCGTCAGGGCCCATCTTTGCCACGAACAGCACGGGAGACAGCAGCTCTTCGTGCATCATGGTTTGACTGGCCTTGAGCAAGCCGCCCTCGTACTCTTCCTTGGCTTCTGGGAGCATGCACAGAAGGTGGTAGGTCACCGGATCAGGGATCTGCTTGGCTTTGTCTTCGACCGGCTTGTTGAGCAGCCCGGACAAATCCACCGCTTGAGCGTCGAATTTATTCATCGTCATCTTCTTTCAGTTTACGCACGAGGTCGGCAATTTCGCGCTGTGCGGTCTGCAGACCTCGGATCACTCCGCACAGTTCTCGGTAGGCGGCGTAGTCATTGACCGCGCCTCCCGCCAAAGCTTGAACATGACTTTCTTCTTGTTCCTTCAGCTTGCGCTGAAGGAGATCCATCACCGTGTTGGCCATCACTCTCCTTTGCTACCCGACGGTTTAGCAGTCGGCTTGGGTTGTTTGGCAGCGCGAGCAGCGGCTTGTTCCGCGTGCGCCAGTTTTTGGGTGTGCACCTGACCGCCGTGGGCCAGTTTTTGCCCGTGCACTTGGCCACCGTGGGCCATCTTCTGCTGGTGAGCCTGTTGCTGCTGCATCATTTGCTGCTGCTGGGCGGCTTGTGCCTGCTGGAGTTCAGCCTGCTTGGCGGCCATCTCCAGTGCGTGCATCTCTTGGGCTTGGGCAATTTCCTGCTGCAAGCGCATAGCTGCCATCTGTGGGTCTTCGCCAACCTTGGCGGCGCTCTCCTGAGCCTTGAGCGAGAGCTCTTCGGCCTTGATCTGCAAGTCGCCCTTGACCTTGAGAGCCTTGATGTCGGCCTCTTGCTTCTTGATCTGGAGCTCCTGCATTTGCATCTGGACGATGGGGTCCTGAGCTTGCTGCTGGGCTTGCGCTTGAGCGGCCTTGGCTTGGTTCATCTGCAGCAGCTGGGCTGCGGCCTGAGCCACCAGCTTGGACAACTGCACTTCCAGCTCCTCTGGGATCTCTGCGTTTGGAGCAGGCAGCGAAGCGCCGAGGCGTTTTTCCACGTTGACGCGGTACTGGAACGCAACGTGCTCGGCAATGTGGGACATCATGGCCGCTTGGATCGCTTGAGCTTGTGGGTTCTGGCCCATCTGCGCCATGATCGTTGGGTCCTGCATCATGGACTGGTGCACAGCGATGTGAGCGTCGTGGTCCTGATAGATGAACGCCTTGGTCGGCTTGCCGGTGAGCAGCGCCATGTTCTCAGACACGGGGTCGCGCGGGGTCATGTCGTCATCAATCGGCACGAGCTTCTCGGCGTTTTTGATGCCCAAGACCTCCAACATCTGGCGGTGCAGCTGTGGCAGGTCATAAATCTGGGGGGCACCCTGAGCCAGCTGGATGGCAGCTTGGTACTGCATGATCCGCTGAGCCATGGTCGCGCTGTTGGGGTCGGACACGGGGATCACGTCCACCATGTCGTAGTCTGCGCGCTTGGCCTTGGGGTTGCCGCCCTGTGGCACGTACTCGTACTCGCCGGGGGTGTTGTCGCGAATGATGCGCTTGAGGAGCTTGAACTCCTCCTTCATGCTGTAGTGCACGCGGGCCTGCACGGCCGACATTGTCTTCAGCTGCCGCTCAAGGATAGCCAGAGTCGTACCCACGGGCGCGTTGGCGCTCATGTCGCTGACCTTCATGTCGGCGATCGAGCCCAGACGACGAGCTTCGTCGGTGATCTGGTTGAGCAACGCCATCAGGACTTGGCTTGGCTCCTTGTATGGCAGGGCCATGATGTTGTCGCGGACCGAGCCGGACGGCACGTCCACATCACGGAACTCGCCGGGAGCGATCGGAGTGTCGTCGCCCTTGATCCGCAGACCACGGGTTTTCAAGCCACCGGGCAGATTGCTCAGTGTGCCAGCGTCGACCAACTGGCGAATCAGGGAAGTGCCGGCGCGCGCGTAGCCGCCGATGATGTGGATCAGACCCAGACCGTAGACGCCAAACCCGGGCACGTAGGTGTACTGCACGAAGTGCTGGTTCTTCAGTTTGAGCTTGTCGTCCTCGTCCCAGTTACGGTACACGGACAAGACCTCTTGCGTCGAGCGGTCGATCGTCACCACGTAGGGGCGAGCGATGCCGTCTTCGTCCTCGTAGCCGGGCATGTCGTAATCGACACAGATCTCAAGGATCTGGTAGCGGTCGTCGTCCGTGAGGGAGTAGCCTTGGTCTTCGGCCTTGCGCTTTTCGATGTCCGTGTGGAACGTTTTGGGGTCACCCAGCTCCACGTCGCGGTAGAAACCAGCCACCTGCAGCTTGCGGATGTCGTTCTTGGTCTTGCGCATCGTGTGGGTGACGCGCTCCGCAGTACGCGCGCTGGAGGCGCCGTAAGGGATGATGATGTCTTCGGCGGGAACGAAGATCGAGGTTTGGCGGCCCAGCGATGGGTCCTTGTACACCTTCTTGAACGCGGCACCAGCCAAGCCCAAGTTGTACAGCATGCGCTCGTGCTCAGGGCGGTACTCAGGCATCTCCTCTGTGAGCTTGAAGTTCATGTCATCACGAACTCGCTCGGCCGCCTCCTCTTTGAGCTTGTCGATCGCGCCGATGATCTCGGTTTTGACGGGGCCCGCAGCAGGGAAAGTCTCGATGATGGTCTCGGACTGGAAGCGGATGGCAGCTTCTGTCAGCACTGTGGAGTACACGCCGCAGGCGCCTTCCCACGGCTCGGTGCGCTCTTCGTACTTCATGCCGAGGACTTCGAGGCCCTTGACGTACATGTCCACCCACTCTTTACGGGACGTGATGTCCGCCTCAACCAGCTCCAGCAGTTCGCCTGCCAGCGTGTTGAGTTCTCCCTCGTCCATGAACTCGGCCAAGTTGCTGCCGAACTCTTCGCCTTCTTTGCCCTCGTCGGGCATCAGGTCAATCTCCATGCCGTCAATGCCGATTTTGACGCCTTCGGGATCTTCGATCTCAATCTCTACGGCCGGGGTGTCGTCCTGCACAATGTCGTCAAGGCCGAGGGCCTCCAAGTCCAGACCGGCTGGCGCTGGGGCGAGAGAAGAGGTCATGCTGTTTGAAGCCATGGGGAATCCTTAATAAAACGCTGCCCGGCGGGACCGGTGGAAGACCTCATTATCCTCGCGGTCTGTGCTAAGGCGCAACAGGCCTCCTTTGCGCACGCGCATCAAGGCAAGGGTCATCGTGTCCACCTCGTCGTCGTGCTCACCCGCAGGGAACGCCAAGATCTCTTCGATAGTCTGGGCAGCCCATGCTGTTTCTGGGAACCAGACGTGCCCCGAAGCGTACATGTCCGCCACCGCGTTGAGTCGGGCAATCTTATCTTGCCCTTTGCCCGGGCTGAAGTCCTGCACGAAAATATTCGAGCGGCGCATCTCGTCGATCAGGGGCTGGCCGGAGGCCTTCGCTTCCACAATCACGCTGTCGGGCTGCCACTCTTCGTACTGGTCGTGGGCCATCTTCTTGAGCTCTGGGAACTCGTACTTGCCCTTGACCTTGTTGAGCAGGATGACGTTCTCTGTGCCGTCTTCCTCGTTGGTGAACGTGCCCCACGTGTGGCACACCGAAAAGTCCGAGCGCTCCTTGGTGGTGAGCGCCGTATCGAAGGCCTGCACGATGAAGTTGATCTGCGGGGGGCTGTCTTTTTTCCAGTACCTGATCCAGTCGCGCTTGATGATCGCAGCCTCGGCAGCCGTTGGGTTCTGCTGGTACTGGGCATACCACTGCCACATGATGTGGTGCATGGAGGCACGCGTCTGCTGGAGCGACTCCAGCGTCCACTGCTCTGGCCAGATGGATTTCTCCTCATCCGTGCCTTCGTTCAGGATAGCCGGGAACTCGAACGCCTCGTAATTGTCCCCGCCCTCGTTCATGGCAGAGTCTTTGAGCAGCCGGCCGATCAAGTCCCGCTGGTGCCACCGGGTGTGCAGCACGCAGATCTTGCCCTGCGGCATCAGACGAGTTCGCAGACCCGCACTGAACCATTCGTAGGCAGTGTCCAGAGAATTGGTGTTTCCCGCCTTGATGTCCTGTTCGGACAGCGGATCGTCCGCAATGATGAGGTGGGCACCCCGGCCGGCCAACGCGCCGCCCACACCGATCGCAAAATACTCACCGCCCGCAGTGGTGTTCCACTGGGCGGCCGCCTTAGCGTCTGAGGCGATCTTGGTGTTTGGGAAAATTCGGGCGTATTCCGCGGACTGGATCAGGTTTCGCACTTTGCGCGCCATGACAACTGCCAGATCAGCAGTGTGTGACGCCACGATCACCTTGTGGTCCGGGTGCCGGCCGAGGTACCAAGCGGGGTAGTAGATCGAGATCATCTGGGACTTGCCCATACGGGGCGCCATGCTCACGGCGATCCGGTTTTTGATGTTCTGCTCCACATCCATGAGGAGGTTGCCCAGCCTTTTGAGGTGGGCACCGAATTTATAGCTCCGATCGACGGCCGCGATGAACGCAAGGAAGTCATCTTGCGCCGCCTGCACCAGTTTTCGCTCTTCCAGCTCGTCAAACATGGCCAAAAGCTCCGCAGCCTCGTTGTGAGGCAGGTTTTTCAGCACTTTTTCGACAATTTCTGGTGTCAGCTGCATATTTACTTGGATTCCACGTCGTCAACGGAGATTGGCAGGGGCTCTGGCCGCACGGATGGGGTAACTTCGCCCTCAATGACCTTGGTCAGGCGCTCACGCAGCAGCTGCTCGAGCTCTTCAGTGGGTTTGTGGCGCATCGTGATCTCGGTTTTGTCCGTGAACAAGCCCACATCCGAGACTTTGCCCAGCAATTCCAGCGATTTCAGGCGGATGCGGGGGTCTGGGTTGGCAGTTTCAGCCAAAAGCTTGTTGGTTACGTACGTCCGCAGCTGCGCAGCCGACTTGATGACGATGCTGTCGTACTCGTTGAGCAGGGATTGCAGGTATACGACCACCGGCGGGGAGGATAGATCCTGATCCGAGGCCAGTTGCTGGCCTGAAAAGATGGCACGGGCCAAATCTTTGTCGTCTTCGTTGATCTGGCTGGGGTCTGGCAGGCCATCTGCATCGACAAGTGCTGACATGGCAGCAGCCACTCTGGTCTCTAAGGACTCGAAGGTGGGGGCGAAGTCCGCGAGCGGGACGTCGTAGTCGATTGTGGTTTGGTACATGGCGGAGTAGCAGCCTTGTTTCGTTGGCCGCAGTGTACTGCAGTTTTGTAATTTTTTGCAATGCCCTTTTATTTTTGCACCGGGGGCCTTTCTGTAGAAAGGGGGGTGGGGTCTCATGTACAGATTTTTGGATTTTTTTTAACATGAGGGTTAGTTATATATACGTTGGATTTTTAGGGGTGGTGGAGGATGTCGCACTCAGCGTAAGCGGACGGGCGGAGTCCCAGAATAGGTTTGGGGGGACGGGGTGCGGTGGGGTTCGGCCCCCAGACTTTTAAGGTTATAACATAGGTAATTGGGGTTGACATTACCTATTGGATGTGGTGTAATTCAGTTGTCGGTTAATTCAGACCGACGCAACCTTAAAGGAAATCAAAATGTCTGCTTCTTTCGCCCCCGTTGTTTCCCCCGCCATCATTGCTGGCGCTCTCAAAACCATCGGCAACGC